ATTTAGCTGGTAGGCGCTGTCGCGTCTGCCTGTATTTCATAGAGCCAGTTACCACTGCTTCTCTCACCATATGCGTATTCATCATAATGATAGATAGCCGTAGCCCCCCCACCCAGTTCCGGTAGTCTCTTGGTCTCAACATATGGAGACCTACCTTCCACGAGAATAAGAGCCATCTGGCTGAAAACCCCACCCTTTGCCAAAGTTGTGGCAACGATAGGAATGTTTCCGTCTTCAAATACCCGTGCTCCACCAATTGTTCCGCGATAGCGGTTTTGGAAAGCCTCGGCTGCGATGCCACTTGTTAATGGTGCACCAGCAGTATGAGCAGAACCGGCAGATGCCCCAAATCCTATGACACCTGGTCCGATCAGTTCATCATCTATGTCCTTCAGGCAGAAACCATGATGGACAGCGTTAATCGGGGCGCTTGCAGGAGCAGGCTCCGTGGTATTGGAGGTGATCTGGTATGCGCCAGCCGAAATGACACCTGATGTTAAAGTAGCGTCAGATCCGAGAACAGTGGTTGCCCCGTCAATGGCAGTAATGCCGTCAACGTCTTTCTTTCTCTCAATAGCGTTCTGTGCCAACGATCCTGTTTGAGCGTAAGCATTGGAACTAATTCTCAAAGCAACCCTGTCGGTAATAACGGTGTGAACACCAATAACCGTAGGAGTGATCGAGAGTAATGTGTCGGACATTTGTTGCGGGTTGTCCAGTTCCGTTGATTCCGTTACAGCCTGTGCGGTAAGTTTCGCCATCGAAACCTCGTTCCAGACCGTTCCGGTATTTTCGTCGAGCCTCTGTCGATCTACCAAATTAGGCATAACGCCTGCAAATTCCCTTACAATTCGAGCGGAAGCTATCATCGTGGGAATAGAATCAGCAAGGCTGTCTGTAATCGTATTACCTACTGCCATATTGTTAACTCCTTAATATGACTAAATGCGGATTCCCTGCTGTCTAAGCAATTCAGCCGCCTGTGTTAGCTCGTCTTTTGAGACCGCCATATTGGAGTTGCCAAGTCTCGAAAGCAAATTGTTTGAACTCATGGAAGCGGGCGCTGATGACGATGAATCAAGATCCAACGTATTAACACCATGTTCTTCCAGAGTTTTCTGCATAGCTTCTTTATGGGCAAGTTCAGCTTCTTCTCTTCTTCTCACCTCCAGCATTCTCATAGCCCTGTTAAAAGCAGCCTGAGCCTGATAGAGGCCAGCTATATCCTTGCCGTCGTATGCCGGTCCCCAGAGTTCACGGAATTCCGCTAACTCCGCAGCCGATTGCAAATCGAGTCCCGCATCTTTCACCGTCTGGCTGATCTCATCAATCATCAACTGGGAAGTTCTCTGGAAAGTTGAGGTTTGTTTGCGCGTCTGCGCATCTGAATCTATCTTCTGTAGATCCTCCCTGAACATTTCCTCATCATTTGTCCCCTGGTGACGAATGAACGCGGCAACAGTGTCATTTAACGTCATGACATTCTCGGAGAGTTCATCAAATCTTGAGTCGTCTCCCTGCTGGCTTTTAATCCTGCCCTGAAGTGAACGGTAATCGTTCTCCCTCTTGGCAGCATTTGCTTCCAGTTCTGTTATGCGCGCTTGCAAAGTCTCGATGCTGGGCTGTTGTTCCGCTGTACCTTCGGGGGATACGGGCGCTAACCCTGTAGCCGCTTCCGGTTGCGGTGCAAGTTGACCAGTTCCGTTGACTGATGCTTCGGGTGGCGGGGTCGTATTAAAGCCCGCCGTTCCGCTATTATCCTGTGTCATTCAATACCTCTTAAAATAAAAAAGCCGCCAAGGAACTCCTCATCAAAAAGGGTTCTGGCGACTGGCGCACTCTAAGCGGTATGTATTGTTGCCTTTAGTTTAGAACTTTAAATCCTTTTCTGTCAAAAATTATGTGTATATTTTTCTTGCACTTCGGGCAAGTTCCCCAGAGTTCTCCTTTGAGCCTTTCGCATATGGCCTTTTTGCAGTGAGGACACCTGATCATTCTGTAAATACTGCCTCTGCTGGAAGGAACTGCTCAATCTGCATTCTGTCAGTTACGATTCCGTAATCGCTACCCTGTTGATTTATCAATATATCTATATAAATATCAAGTTCACTGTTGATTGGATCGTCTGATGTTAAATATCCCCACATCCACAGTTTTGCGGCAGCAGGCAAATTCTGCTTTAGAAACCTGGTCTTTTCTTGTTCTATTTCCTCTTTAAGAAAACGTATATCAGCGTTGTGTCGGGCGAACTTATCCCTGTCACGGGCCTCTATCGCCATATATTTGTCCCATATTTTTTCATAGCCGAATTTAGAGGCTGTGTTTCTGCCTATCTCAAAGTATGGACGCATAAAATCCATATCAAATTCATACCTTCGGATAGGCGCGGGAGCATGTCGTTTAAGGTATTCCGCTATATCCTCTATTCTCGTTGGGCCGTATTGGTCCCTGAGATTTTCCAACCGCCTCGACCTTTCATCGTAGTTATAGGTTCCCAGAATTTCATCCTCAAGTTCCTCGTCGTACAAGGCTGCTGTATAGTCCTCAAGGGCCTTGTTAAACCCGTAACTGGCAGAGTCCTTTTCCTCAAAGAATTCTGTTGCCTCTTTATACCTGTCACTTTCCCTGACTGTATCAAGACCTCCTGACCGTTCTGCATAAAGTGTTTTTAAAGTGTCCCTGAATTCCTTGCCTGGTCCGAGATTCTCAAACCTTGCTTCAACCTTCTGTTTGAAATCATCGTTTATTGTTTCCTGTTCTTCTTTTACCGCCTGATATTCACTCTGCCTTTCCTCGTACATTACGTTTCGTTCTTCAAGGGCCTCTTTTACAGGAGGAAGTTCATCTATTTCCTGCTTAATACGAAGATCAAGGTTTTCATCTGTCCATTCAAGGTCTATTCCACGAAGGTCAAGTTGTTCTTGCCTGAGCAGCCTGACATCATCGGCAGGAGAAAGTGCCCGTGATCTTAATCCAATACCTCCAAAGATTGCTGATGTCGTATTGTCTCCCTCTAGAATGCCTTGAATAGCAAACGGCAAAGCCGATTTTCCTATATGCACCGCCACATCCGGTAACGAGTCAATGTCATCAAAAGGCAAAACATCTACCTTTTGCTGAGTAACACCCTCAACCACCGCACCTGCTATACCCAACCCTGGAGCACCCCTGTAAGAAATCCCTTTTGCAATGGGATTTTCAAGTATGTTGCGTGACGCAAGAACATTTATATCTTCACCACCGGGAGCCAGAGCACTTGTAAGTTCTGTCGCAAATTGTAAAAGAGCCCTGTACTGCCCTCCAACACCAATCCATTGACCGTTTATTTCATACGAAAGAAATTTACCGCCGCTGAGAGGATTAAGTCCCTGGCTTATTTCACGCTCTGATTTACCCATCGCCAGCCCTGCACTCACATATATACCGCCTATACCGGCAATCATTCTGGTAAGCAGTTTTAAGGATTCCCTCTGTTGTACCGTGGCCCTTTTTGCTTCATAACGGGCAACCTTTCGTACTACGGGAACTCTTGTCGGAAGAGCAAGCGTTTCACGGCGAGTTGCCCTTACAGCATCAGAAACAACCGCTATCGTAGACCTGAGAAGTTTCGGTGAAAACGCAAGCCACACACTTTCACCGGCTCTCTGCTTGGGACCAACCCCCAGAGCCCTGCTGTCGAGAGCTCCTGTAAGATTTCTAACATAAGCCGCAAGTTCTGCCCTTGTCCCACCATTGTTGAGAAAAGAAGTTTTCATTCCATCCCACAAATACGCCCTGTTCATTGCAAGAAACACGTTGTAGGTACTTTGGAAACGTCCAAGTGTCTGCCTCTGGGTCTCCCGTGAGACTTTACGGAGAGACGCACCCTTGGGAAGTTTTTCAACCAGCTTACCGGGAGTGAACCCCTCTCCTGCTTTTAAGGCCGCAAAAAACTCGTTATCCCCGACAGGAACACCGTATCGGGCCATCTCACGAAAAGTATCAAGGTTTTTAGAAACGAATCTTGCCTGAACAGTAGGATCGAAAAGAGCAGCATAATGCATTGCCGTAGCCTTTCCCCACTTTTCAGGATTAGTAGCAAGAAGGGGAAGTCCCTGTATAAAAGGTGCAGCAAAGTCAAGCGTAGCCGAAAGAAGCCTTGTTACATTTGCCAGGTTCGTGAAATTTCTGGAAAATGCTCCAAGATCATCCCGTTTATATCCGAGTGTCCCCAGTGCCTTTTCAAGAAGTTCAACATCCTCGGCTGCAAAAAACCGGCTTCGCCATTGCCCGATAGCTATATCAGCGTCATCAACTCTTCCAAAAAGACTTCCTGGAGCAGCAGGTTGTTTTGCAGCATTCTTTTTTGCCCTTTGATAGATTCCTTTGTTGGTATCGTATTCTTTCATCGCTATTTTAAATAGATCGTCTGCGTTTGCTATCTCTTTCTGAAGTGCCGCACGTTCTGCCTGCCTTGCTGCCCTGATCGTTTTCTCAGCGGCACGGACACCAGTTCCTACCGGAGGAGTTGTTTTTCCAACCTGTAAAACCCTCATCCTGTTTTGAAGTTTCCTGAGGTTGCGCTCTGCGGCAATTCTTTTACGGGCTGCCGCCTGCATTGCGATCTGAATGTTTTCAGGAACAAGTTTGCTCACTCCCACCGAAGAGGGTTCTATAAAATCTGTTAACTGCTTATCGATTATGTCCCTGTATGTGGATCTCATGTGTGTATGAAGAGTGGCTCTTGGGTCCACCTCGTATCGAATTCCGCTGTTGAAACCTTCCGTGGCCTCATCAAAAATTCTCTGCATTTTTGCGCTGCTTGGCCGTTTAAGTGTGAACCCGTTTATATCCCTTACCTGTCTTGGAACGTAATACCAACCATCCTCAAGGCTTTTGCCAAGCATTCTCAACCCGCTCGATTCACGGAGAATATCCATCTCTTCTACTATTTCGTTATACCGGTCAATATAGCGTCGTGCGCTTTCTGAAAGGTTATCTGCATACTGAGACGGATTGCTGAATACGTCATTCCACAGTTTCCCCGTTCCTTCCACGAATCCCTGCGCGTCTATTTTCACAGGTAATTGTTTGCCGACAAAAGGAACCTGAAAGCGACTGCCAAGGGTATCCAAATTGGAAATGAGTGTGAGTTCTACAAGTTCATCTGCTGATATAACCTGTCTTGCATAACCTACAAGAGCCTTTGCCACCCGACTTGATGCGGCGGCAGACGGGTTTATACCCAGCTTTTCAGCAATCCCTTTTATGAACCCGTTTTCTATCTCCACAACTTCATCTACTACGGGTTCCAGCTCCCGAAGCGCGCTTACTCTAGTGTTTCCGTTGACTTCAGGGTTTTTTGAGATACCGTTTCTGAGTTTGTCTACGAATTCCGATCCCTCTTTTGAGGTAGGAGTAACAACATATTCGTATGTATAATCACTCGTTTTCCTGAC